TGAATCTGCTTTCGTTAAAGCTATTAAGACTCCAAATGCAGTAATTCTTATGGATGAAGTTAGCCGTGCTCATCATGATGCATGGAATGTACTAATGACTGTATTGGATGATCTACAACGATATCTTCGTTTGGATGAAAAAAAGGATAGTGAAGTTGTACAAGTAGCAGAAGGTGTATGTTTCATTGGTACTGCTAATATTGGTAATGAGTATACTTCTACCCGTGTAATGGACCGTGCTTTGATGAGTCGTTTTCCTGTCAAGTTAGAAATGAGTCCGTTGAGCAAAGAAGTTGAAATAAACTATCTAAAAGAACGGTTCAATATCACTGATGCAGGACATTTAGAAATTTTAAATGCTGTGGTAGAAATTGCCAGTCATACCCGTGAACAAGTCAAGAGTGAAGACAGTAAGTTGAGTAATTTTATTCCTACTCGTTCAACTGTTGAAATTTCAGAATTGATTTTGGATGGATTTAATTTACTTGAAATTGCTGAGACTGCCATTTATCCTAATTTCACCGTCGAAGGTGGCATGGACAGTGAACGGACCTATGTAAAACAGTTGGTACAGAAGTACATCAAAGTTGAAGCTAAACAAACACTGTTTTCAGATCCTCTAGCTAAGTCTGAACAGCCACCATTCTAATAAATAAAACAAAAATTGACTGTCAAAATATATGACTAACTATAGTGATTATTGGTTGGATGATGCATATCAAGATGATTTTGACGATATTGACGAATCATCTTCTGTAAATTTCAATCTTATTAAGCTAGCTGTAGCACGACGTGCGGTCAGCAATTTCGTCAATATTTTGACAGGCAAAAATGTTCCTGTTTATTTTACTGACGACGGTGATATTAATTGTACGGATGGTAAATCTGTTTATTTATCCGCAGATATTCTAGATAAACAAGACTTTGATCCCGCAGTAGGATTGGCCCTACATGAAGGTAGTCATGTAGTATTGTCTGATTTTAATTTGGTTAAGACCATATGGCAAACAGTTCCACGGGAATTGTATGACTTATCATTTCCTCTTCAAATATCAAAAGATGAAGTTGCTACTTTAGTCAAGAACTGTCTTAATTATGTAGAAGATCGTTATATTGATTATTATGTATATAACAATGCTCCAGGTTACCGTGGATATTATCTATCATTGTATAATAAGTACTTTAACAGTCCTAAAATTAATGCGATGTTGAAAAGTAAGTTGTATCGTGTACCTTCTATTGAAAGTTATGAAGTTCGTATTATTAATTTTACAAATGAAAATACTGACCTAGAAGCATTGCCTGGACTTCGTGAAATTGCTACAGTAATTAATCTTTCAGATATTAAAAGATTATCTACACCAAAAGATCGTTTGAATGTTGCCATAGAAGTAGCTAAAATTATTCTTAAGAATGTCATTGAACATATTAAGAAACCAGATGATCCACAATGTGGAAAAAGTGATTCTAGCAATCCACAAGGCGAGACTGAAGAATCTAATAAATCTGATGAAAATTCTGTAGGTGGAAAGGAAATCACTTCAAACGGTTCGCCTGACCCGAAGAATGACATTGGAACAGATAATAATGTATCTTATAATAAGTCTAAACAGATTAAAAAGGCTGTTCAAAAGCAGAAAGATTTTTTAAACGGTAACATTAAGAAAAAGAAAGTTACTAAAAAGGACAAGAAGATTCTTGATGCTATTGACCAAAGTGGAATGACACTTGTAAAGACTGGTACAGATTATATCAAATCTGATGGATTTTATAGTATTGATACTATTTTTGTAACTAAGTTGACAAGAGAGTTAATTGAAACTGATTTATTTCCTCTTAATTATGATGGAAGTAGTTATTATTCCGTCACGAGCAAAGTACAAATTCATCCAGATGTGCAAAAAGCAGTAAATGCAGGATTGATTATGGGTGCAGCTCTTGGCCGTAAACTACAGATTCGTAGTGAAGTAAATACTACCAAGTATATGCGTAAGCCTATTGGAAAAATTGACCGTAGGATTTTATCAGAACTATCTTTTGATAATGAGAATGTATTCCATATTATGGATGTATCTAAGTATAAAAACTCTTATATTCATATTAGTGTTGATGCTAGTTCTAGTATGCGAGGTGATAAGTGGCAAAAGACAATGACCAGTGTTGTTGCTATTTGTAAAGCGGCTTCTATGATTGATAATCTTAGAGTATCTGTATCATTTAGGACTACATTTAGTTCTAGTAAGGGTCATAGTGGAAGTAATCCTTATGTAGTAATTGCTTATGATTCTGCGGTTGATAAGATTAATAAGGTAAAGACATTGTTTCCGTATTTGTATGCCAATGGATGTACTCCAGAAGGACTTACATTTGAAGCAATTATGAAACATTTGCCTAAGACTTCACAAGATACTGATTATTATTTCTTGAATTTCAGTGATGGTGAACCTGCAATGAATTATACAACCGCAACTGGTGTTTCTGTATGTTATAATGATGAATGTGCAACATTACACACCAAGAAACAGGTCAATAAGATTCGAAATGAAGGATATTCTGTATTGAGTTATTTTATTAAGAGTGACGGCATTAATAATGCAAAAGCTTTAAATTTCTTTAAAACAATGTATGGAAAAGATGCATCATTTATAAATACTAATAATGTTTTGTCTGTTGCTAAAACAATGAACAAAATGTTTCTTGAAAAAAGTCATTGACATTTAAAAGGGTATAATATAAAGTATTTACAAGGTTGATGTTCAACCAGTAAACATAAACAAAACATAAAACTAAATATATGAGTAACAAAAAGACAGACCGTAAGAATAAGACAAACCTAACCGTAACATGGCCATCAAATGACACTTACTTTGGTGTAAGTGAATTGACTAATCTCAATAAAGACTTTATTGCAATTACTCTACGGGTTCGATTGAAGAATGCCCTTGATGAGGGTATCATAACTCAAATCGGAACTGTACATGGTGGTAAAGGACGTCCAAAGCTTGCTTTTGCAATGAGTCCTGTAACTGATGCAGCTATTTACGCAGCTCGTTCTGCTGGAGTTGTACTTGACGACAAGTATGAATCAGTTAATGTTCTTGATGTAAAAGCTCAGACTGAGACTGACGAAAATGTTGAGGTTGAACCAACTACAACCAAAGTACTTGCTTAAGTAAGTATAATACATTAAATGCTGTATGGGTACTTATGTATTCATACGGCATTATTTTTTACCTATATATGGTTTTACTGGTTTTAGTTTTATTAATTGTTTTAAGGTATAATAATAGATAGTTATGTCTTTAGGAAGTAATTTATTTATATCTACTTGGATTTTAATTTTGCTTCCGTATGAAATTGGTTGATCCATTAAACTATCATATAAAGCGATTGTTGTTGAATCTATTTCAATGTAGTGGTATATTTTTTGGGTTGGATCTGGTTTTTTAAATGTCATACTAAATATAAATATGGGAAATGAATTTTTTGATGCTGGTGAGTTTGAATATGATTTAGAGAAATCTAAGTTTATAAAGAATATAGATTATCTAAAAAGTATGTCTGCGGAAGAACAAACCTTTTATAAGAAATGGGTTGAAGTACAGACATATACCAATTATCTAAATAAATCAAGTGTAGTAAAAGCTAAGATTTGGACACCAACGGATATAACTAATTTGGATTTAACTATTAAAGAAATAGAACAATTGAATCCTACAATTATACATGTACAACCAGGAAGTCTATATGAACAAGATTGGTTAATGTTGCGAGTATTTTGTCATACTATGGAGTATGCTCAAACGCCAGGTAGATTCATTAAGTTATTAATAACAGATGGTAATTTAGACAATCCTAGATATTTGGGTGCAGTAAGTATATCTAGTGATGTAATTGTTATTACTGATAGAGACAATTATATTGGGTGGACTGCTGATAATAAATTAAAGGATAAGAGACTGGTACATAGTGCTATTGGTAGTTGTATTATGAGTACACAACCATTTGGATATAATTTCTTGGGTGGTAAGTTAGTAGCTGCGTTGATTACTACTGCCAAAACCAGAGAAATATGGAAATCTTTATATGGCGAAGAATTGGTTGGTATGACTACTACATCATTGTATGGTAGTTATAGTATGTATAATAGTCTTAAGTGGTGGCATAAGTGTGGTTCAAGTACTGGTAAGATGATGATTAAACCGGATGATAGTGTATATGATGTATGGCATCAATGGATTAAAGATAATAAGAGTGACCAGTACAATAAAGCAATGACTCAAAAGGAAGGTGTTAGTGGACCTGTAACAGGAGCCAAGACCAGAGTCATTAATATGATATTTCAGACATTAGGAATTAAAGCTAGTGATTATACTCATGGATATGAACGTGGGGTATATTATAGTTGTTTTTATGAAAATACCAAAGAATTCTTACAAAACAAAATTACTGAGAAGAATTTAAAGTTAAAAGAATTGTTTAAAAAAGATGTTGGTGGTGTTATGGACTGGTGGAAACCAAAAGCTATAGAAAGATATAAAAAACTTCACGGTGAGGGTAATATAAAGTCAGATATACTGTATTATAACAAAATGATAGGTATGACTTATGAAGAAGCTAAATCAAAGTTTTTTAACGAAGTTGGACGATAATTATATATTTATATAACAAATGACTGTCAATTTTATAAAAGATAATAGATTTCCCAAGTTTATCAATAAATTAGCTTCAAATTCATTGAATCAAATTGATACTACTTATGTCGATGACAGTCCTACTGGAATTTTTGATGGTGACATTGGTACTATCTTAGTTAAAGATGGTAAAGATATTTTATATAAAACAAACACCGATACTGAATTTACAAATCTGTCTAGTTATTTTAAATCGGTTGTAGATTCTAAAAGTGGATTATTAACCAGTGGGATAAATAAAAAAGCTACTTGGATTAAGAACAGTAGTTCTACAGAAAAAACTTGGAAATTTTTAGGATATACTTGTCCGTTTGACAGTACATGCGCTCCTTGTCCAATTCCATATGTTTACTATTAAGTTCTTGACATTTTTATATTTGTATAGTATAGTTTAAACAATGAAAAAATCATTGTGTTGCATCTCTCTCCAACTTCAAGAACAAGGTTTCAAAGCAAATACTATGACCAAGACTAGATTCTTGGCATTGGAACGAAAAAATGCTTTATCTAATGTTTCTCAACGAACATTGAATAATGTCCATGTTACAGTAAATACCTTTGATTTTTGTTCCAAACGAGGTTGGAACTATCGTATTAGTAGTGATTTGTTTCCTTTGGCTACATTACCCGAAGCAAATTTATCATTTGATGTTCTTCCTGACAAAGACCGAATCTATGCAGAGTTTAAAAGAGGGGCTGATATAATCAAGAAAAACAATTTACGGTGTAGTACACATCCTGACCAATTTGTTGTACCTGCTAGTGCAACACAATCTGTAGTAGAAAAATCAATCGTTGAATTACAAAATCATGCTACTATCATGGATTTATTCGGTTTGCCACAATCATATGATGCTCCTATGAATATTCATATGAACTGTTATAAAGGTAATACTAAAGATATTGCATCTAGGTTTATTGATGTATATAAGTCACTTCCTCACAATGTGAAGAACCGACTGGTACTTGAATTAGAAGATAAACCCAACAGTTGGGGTTTAATTAAACTTTATGACTTAATTTATCAGAAAACAGGAATACCTATTACTTATGATTCACATCATTTTAGATTGAATAATCCCGAAAATATTTCTCCTGAAAAAGCTATTTTAATGTGTATGGAAACTTGGGGTAAATATAAACCGTTATTTCATTATAGTAATGGAAAATCTAGTGTTACAGACAGAGCACATTCAGATTATGTTTATACTTTACACAAAGAATTATTTGAAAATGATGTTGATGTAGAATTTGAATTTAAAGCAAAAGACTATGCCATTGAAAAATTTCAAACTGAATTTAAGGTGTAGTTCTCCATCCACCGCAAGTTTTTAATTTACCTTTTATTAACGAGGAAATATCCGAATTAACATTAAATTTTCTTCTGAATTCTGATATATTATTGCCTGTATAAGTCCCGTGTAAATCGTGGTATAGAGTGAACTTTACACTATATTTTCCGGTATGTGATTCTCTTATATCATTTACTCTATACCATCCTTTACAGGAATTACATTTTTTACTAATAAGTGCATGAACTGAACTTACACTTGAACATCCTATAAAATCAGCTGCTTCGGCAAAACTATTAAATTTTTTGATTACATTAGTATGTTTGTTTTGTAATGAAAATTTTCTACCACATCCTTTTAATCCATCTCCTCCTTTTGTAAAATTAAACCCATTATGATAAGAATCGTATTTGGTTATATATTCTTTTTCTAATTCACCTAATTCTATTTTTACATTTTCTCTATTATTTGAATTTATATGTATTTCTTTTAAAATTCCCCATTCTAAATCCGATTCTCCATATTTTATATAATGTCGTTGTAATTTGAGGTTGAAGTGTGAATTTGTCCTAAGTTCCGAATAGTGTCTTATTTTTCTACGATTCAAGTCTACACTTTTTCCAATGTAATACTTGTTTTTTGTTTTAGATTTAATATAGTAAATTCCAATTTTTTTATTTTTCATATAATAATAATTATCATAAACTGGATTAAATATTCAAAATATAATTAATAAAGTTTTTGACACTTCTACTGACATAGTGTAAAGTTACTTCAAGTTAGTAATGAAGCTAACGAAATATAAAAGAAAGAAATAAATAAAAATAAAGTTATGATTATTCGTAAAAACAACAAAAAGCAGACCAATTTCGTTTATGAAAATGCTGCTAGTCTAGAAACATTCATCTCTTACCCATTTGCTGGGACCAAGCGAGCTGGTACTCGTTTGACTCTTCGTGCTGGTAAGACTCGTATTGACCTAAATGGTCGTCAAGTTAAGGCACTACGCAAGGTTCTTGCTACTGCCTCCCGTGTAAAGTAATTACATAATTAGATATGGGAAAAACATTTAGAAGAGAAAATGACTTTAGGAAAAAAAGTTCTAAGGTTAAAAATAAAAAATTGTCTAAATTAAATAATCCATATTTAAATAAAGGAGGAAAAGTAAGAAATTACTTGGATGAGATAGATAATGAAGATTAAATCAATAATTGCATTAATAACTAGTGTAGTATTATTTTCATTATCTATTAAGTTTCAGAATATAACGCCATTCGCTGTATTGTGGTTGGCGTTATATTCTTTTTATTTGACAACTAAAGTAGAAGAGTATAAAAATACAATTCTTACTTTGATAGAGAACAATAAGAAAAAGTCTATTGAAGACAAAGAAAAGGTTGTAAAAGATTTAAATACTGTGTATCATAATCAACAGACTATTCTTACAGTAATCAATACATTAAGAACCAGAATTAATAATATTTATGGGAAGACCCAAAAAGCAAAAATCCCCTCCTTCCAAGAAAGACTCAGTTCTATTGAACGACGAGAGTCAAACCTTAACAAAGACTAAATCTTTATTTGACCATATAACTCAAATACGAGAAATTAAGAATCCTAAGTATTTTGATACACTTAGTTCTGCTGATATTAAGTCTTTTAATAAGTATACACTATTAATGGGATTGAGTATGGATAAATCAATTATTGAAGAGATTGCATTTGTATCTAAGTATTTTGATATTCTTCCAGAAAAACATCTTTATACAGTATTGTGTGATTTGGTACCTCATGAACGTAGATTTTGTAAATGGATTAAACCTAATAAAGTAAAGTTTAATAAAGAGTTAATTGAACTGGTTGTAAATAAATTTGAGGTTAGTAAAGATGAAGCTTATAGTTATTGTGTAACTTTTTTCAAGACGGAAGAAGGAATTAACAATCTGATTGATATATGTAAACAATATGGTAAATCAGACAAAGAAATAGAAGGGTTAATCGAAAATGAATAAAATTTATATAGGCGTATCTGGATTTGCTAGAAGTGGTAAAAACTTGTTTTGTGATATTGCAGAAAAGGTTCTTAAGGAAAAGTTTAATTTGACATCAAAAACATATGCTCTTGCGTATTTCCTAAAAAAGGATTGTGACCCATTTATTCAAGAAAAGTTAGGATTAAGTGTTTTTAGTGAAAAAACGGAAGACAAAAATCTATTTAGAGAGATGTTAGTATGGTATGGTTGTGTTAAAAGAAAACAAACTGAAGGTAGATATTGGACAGGACTCTTGCATGAAGAGTTGAAGAAAGACACTAATGATATAAACTTTATCAGTGATATTCGATATGTAGAATACTCTGGAGATGAAGTATTTTGGTTGAAGAAAGAATTGAATGGTAAATTAGTGCATATAAGTAAGTATACTTATGGATTTCCTACTGATGGTAGACATTATAGAGTAAATGATAATAGTAAGAAAATATATAATGAGGCTCCTAATCAACCTGAAGCGTTAAATGACCCTAAGATTAGATTTATTGCTGACTATAAATTAGAATGGGAACAGATTATGTCGGATGGTAATAAAGACGGATTGATTGATAATCCTAAATTAAATGCTATTGTAGAAGAGTGTTTGACTACTCTATTGAAATAGTTCTTATGAATAAAGAGTTGTCATAAAACTCTATAATTCTGTCTTGGGTAGAATCTATTAATTTGTTGATAGATTCTTGGTCTAAATTTCTAATAATATCAGCATATTTGTTATTACATTCAAACAATTTTTGACCTTTTTCTTTTGCTTTACAACTGCAAATGTTTTTGAATTGGTCTACACAAGCACATATTTGTATCAAATTTGAGTTTGATGACAATGTTTCTTTTGATTTAATGTAATTGTAAAATTCACTTATATTATTTATTTTCATGGCGATAACTTATTGAATATAAAGTATATAATCAACGATGTTACATAAATAGTAGGAATTTCAATCAATGAATAATTAAAAATAAATTTTCCTATAAAAATTAACCAAAAGTTAAGACAAAATGGACATGTTATTAATTTTGTAAAAAAATTATTATATTTTTGTAACAAAAATGAATGATATGTGAGAGTAAAATCCGTTTCTTTAGAAATTAAATATTCATTTACTTTAAACCATTTAAGTTTAAATAAGTGGATATATTCAACAAATGCTTCAGTATTAAACCAAACTACTAATAACATTGTATATAATAATATAAGTGTCATAAATTTATTTTTTTGATTATATAATCTGCTATTGCTAAAGATGATGTTGCTGCTGGACTCGGACAATTAATTACATTACAGACATTATCTGTTATTACTATTTCAAAATCTTGAATTAGTTCTCCTTTATCAGACATAGCTTGAGCTCTAACTCCAGCTCCACATTTTATTAAATCGTCTTCTTTTATATTAGGAATTAATTTCTGAAGTGCTTTAGTAAATTGTTTTTTACTAATAGATTGATATAATTCTTTAAAACACATATATTTGTGTTTAAGTATAAATTTCCAAAATCCTTTAAAAGAGATATAATCAAATATGTCAATTAAATTAATTTTTGATAATGAATACCCTTCTCTAGAAAAAGCTAATACTGCATTTGGTCCGGCTTCAATTCCACCATTAATTAAACGTGTAAAATGAACTCCTAGAAAGGGATATTTAGAATCTGGTACTGGATAAATTAGATTATTTACTAAATGTTCTGATTCTAGTTTCAATTTGTAATATTCTCCTCTAAAAGGAACAATTCTAGATTTTATATTTGTCGTTAATTTTGAAATTCTATCTGAATATAGGCCTGTACAGTTGATTAATATATCATAGTTATAACTGTCATTTGTAGTATATACTTTATTTTTTTCTATATTAATTACTTTTGAATTCAATTTGATTGTATGACCATTATTAATAATTATTTCAGATAACTTATCAATTACTTTTTTATAATCAACTATTCCTTCTTGTGGAACGTGTATAGCTTCTATACCTCCTACATTTGGTTCTATTTTTAACATTTCTTCTCTATTTAATTTTCTTAAATTTTTTAACCCATTTTTTGTTCCTCGGTCAAATAATTCATTTAATTTTATAGATTCTTCTTCATTTGTTGAAACTACTAATTTTCCGCATATTTTGTGAGGTATATTATGTTCTATACAAAAATTAGTCATCTGTTGTATACCATCAACAGATAACAATGCTTTTAACGATCCTGGTTTATAATATAAACCACAATGTAATACGCCACTATTATTAGTGCTTTGATGTTTACCTACATCATTTTCTTTTTCAAGTACGGTAATTTTTAAATTGTTTTTCGTTGATAATTTATATGCTATTGTTAATCCAACGATTCCTCCACCGACAATTACTACATTTTTCATATTATTTCATACTCAATTTCAGTTTCTGAAAATCCCCAACATTCGTCGTTTCTGGATATCATAATATGTTCATGATCTTTATATGTATCAA